AGGGTTGTGTTTTATCTAGACCGATCTGCTGTGCATTTACGCTACTGATGCACTCATTGTGTGCGTTGTCATAGACAGCCCAGCCACTGCTAAGATTTACCTTTGCATTTTCCTGTTTTAGATTTTCCGGTGTCCAGCCATCAATGATTGAATTGTATAGCTGTGCCAAGGTTTCAAAATCCTGATCTTCAAAAGCGCCGTCTCCGTTGGTCCAAATTCTTAGTGTATAGTTTGACATAGTGTTATGCTCCTTGAGCTACTTTTATTTATGCCGTTTTCGCCATAAATATTCAGGTGAAGGCGCTCTGTGACCACCCAATTACTCTGCCCTATACTGCGGTAGTGCCCTGGCCTCTTGTGGAACGAAATGGACAGCCTGACTGGATTGATGCTATCTATACCGTAGAAGATTGGTTGGAGCGTAGGGTAGGTCCGCACTATGTCTGCTGGGTTTGGAGCATGTGGACACTGCATCAAAGTCACTTATGTGCCGTGAGTTTTGCTCGGGCTCCGGATAGTACCTTGTTTTTGCTTCGTTGGACACCATAACGGATAAGTAAGGGTATAAGCCCCTGAAAGTTCCCAATGAGCCGCATCTATACCATAAACGATCTTAGAGACCCTCTCTGCAATCTAGTCGCAGATGATCCGGTACGACCAGAAATTCCTTTGAATTTTAGAATTACAGACACCAGTGAAATCTTTGTGCTACAACACGAAAGCACACATGAACCGCAGGCTGTGGTCTGTGTCTGCTACAAAGATTTTACACCTGCAGATATTCTCGAACTAGCTCGTGATCCTCAAGGTATTGCAGATACCGCAGTATTCTATACCATATGGAGCTACATCCCCGGTGCTGGCCGTAGACTGATTAATCAAGCAGTAGCACAGATCCGTCGAACTCGTCCTGAAGTTACTGAATTTGTCACACTGAGTCCACAGAGTGATATGGCTCGTACATTCCACATAAGAAACGGCGCTCAAGAGTGGCGCCGTAATGGAGATACTGTAAACTATCTCTACAGTACTGCTAAGAAAGCCAAGAACACAGACTAAGCTGTTAGATTAAGCTCAAAGTCATAAGCTCGTGAAAAATTGATTCTAATTCAATTAGAGCTTGTCTATACTCACCAGTTTTAACCTGTACCGCAGTACCTCCTGCTTGCCGCCATTCTTCGCAGTTAGTGGTACGATCGTCTACTAGAATATCATCTGCACTTTGACAATGTCTAGACTTGTCATGACTGTAAGGGCCAAAATGAACTCTAATACCTAGGTCGCCGTAATGATTGTTCATCCAGTCAACTTTATCGTGGAACGCATCGGGCATGTCATTACCACTAGGAATAGCAGTTAGTACGCGAACTTCGTAGTCTAGGTTATGTTTAAATCGCATGGCTAATTCGACTAGCTCATCGGCTAAGGGCATCTTAGGAAGGTTAAGGTAAAAATGCTCTTGGTCAGCAATCTGTCGCCATTTATGATCCGGCCAGCGGCCTGCCTGAGCAGCACGATTTTCTTCGCTGTCTGTTGCACCTAATAGCTCTCGTGCCGCCGCATTGAAGTCGGCTAGTACACCGTCCATATCTAGATATAATACTGGTTTTGTTGTTGTGGGTTTCATTTAGATACTTAGTTCTTGATCGTGTAGTCTATCAATAAGTCTGGTCATGCCATCTACAACTTGGTCATTTCGTAGACTCTTATAAACTAGGTTTGGAATGCTAAACTCTCCTGCAGGTGTAGCAAGTCCTTTTTTACGATACTGTCTAAGTAATTTTAACGCTTTTCTACAGGCTTGTAAATCCCCTGTCATAGTGGCCATGCGTAATATTTTTTTCCATGTAGTCACACCCTGCGCTAATTTTTCTTCGTTAAATTTTGGAACAACCTTAGCTGGCCGACGAATCCAACGATCTTGTGTGATGCTGAATTGCCCAGCTGTTACCCCAGGTGTTCTATGATCTTCGATGTAGAGTTCAACAGGTATTCCATAAATCTCTAATTGGTGCTGTCTTTTATAAAGCAATCGCTTGCTGTCAAATAGCTCTGCAACTTCTCTATCACATTTTACCTGATCAAAATTTGCAATGATATGTAGGTCAATATCTGAATCTTTGGTATAGGTGTAGTTTACGTTACCACCTGTAATTACAATATCTAGCACATCAACTGGCACATCGACAAACTTTAAAAAGTCTTCAGCCATGCGTAGAAGTGCTCCTCTAACCTCGGGTTTAAGAGCATCGTGGTCCCAGATACGAGTGTTTAATGTAGTGTTCTGCCCTATAGGGGCAGCGTATTCGTTTTGCATCATACTGGATATTTATGCGGTAAATACAGTTACGATGCCAAAGAAAAAATATTCAGGGCACCTATTGGTAGCCAATCCTAATAATCCAAGAGATGAACTAGCTAAAAGTGTCTTACTCTGTGTAAATCACACAGGGAATCTTGCTATAGGTCTACAGATTAATAACCCCTTAGAGGACATAGATCTACAGACTGTTGCACTAAATCTAGGAATGGACTTTCCGGTAAATGCTCCTCTATGGTATGGTGGAAACATATCAACAAATAAAATTCATGTTGTACACAGCACAGACTGGCGCGGAATGACTACAGTAAAAATGAGTGACGAAATATCTGTAACCAACGATATTAGTGTACTAGCAGCCATTGCTCGCGGCGAAGGCCCTAAGTATTACAGAGCCTGTGCCGGTTACTGGTTATGGGAAGACGGTCGTATGGATCGTATGCTCGATCCCCACAATAGAGAAGAACCCATGAAATGGGAAGTTGCACCTGCAACGCTAGATAGTATATTTGACGGTGAAGGTCCTGATCAATGGCGTGCTGTCCTAGATAAAGCAGCCAAATATCAAGTTAGTGCTTGGTTTTAAATTTTAAACACACTATCAATACTAGCACTTTCCAATATTTCATTTGTTCGTGCTGTTCTGTTACCAATGATACTTAACATAGGCCTATAATGGAATCCTAGATTAGAAGTAGTATGCGGTATGTTCCAGTGATCAAATGTATGGATTTCTCCTGCTCGCCATTGGGAGTATACCATGTTTCCGTAACTCATAAATTGACCAGGCTTCCAATCCTGTAGCATAATGTGTATGCGTACAATGCGCTCGGGCTCTAAAGGACATTGATGCCAAAGTTTGTCAATATGAACTTCAAACACTTCCCCTGGTTGTAGATTTTGTATACGAGGACGAGCATCCTCTAATGCCCAAAAATCTATCATGCGCTGAATAACAGGCCACTGACCTAGATCTTTTCCCATAACCAACAAGGTTTTATTATCTGGCAGATTATGCAATTTTCTACGATCGTAGTCTTCTTGTTCAATAACAGGTGTGCCTTCGGGGAATCCACGAAGTCCTTGATCACTGATATCTCGCCAGGTTAGCTCTTTAGATTTTTCTATAATTTCTTCTGCGGCTTGAGCAAAATCGCCTTCGAATCTGCCTAGTCTAGTCCAGTAATCGCCTTCCTGTTCTTTGCGGAAGTTATCAAAATGATAGTTACTGAATTCTGTTTTGATATAATCCCAATTACTATTATACTTCTTAGACCACTCATGATTATAACCCGCAGGCAACGGGTTATTCTTAGTGTAACGAATGTGTTCAGACCACTTATCAATTATGTTCATAGTATTAGTTTAGGTTAATTTTCTTTGCATATGGAATCCAATGATTTCTAAAATCTACAAAGAATTTTCGTACTCCTGCTGGGTTCTGCTCTGCAGGAAAAGTTAGCATTAGATTATTATCAAAGAATTCCTTAGCTTCTTTGCTATTTATTGCAGGTACAAATAGCTTCTGATAGTAATCAACAATTTCGGGAGAAGTGTTTGGAGGTAATGCAATTATCCAATGTCCGTGGATTACTAATCCCGGTAATCCGCTTTCTTTCCAAGTTGGAACTTCTGGAATCTGTGGAAGTCGTTCAACACCTGTAATGCCAATATATTTTACCTTTCCTGCTTTGTATAACTGATAGGCTAACGCCGAGGGTAAAATTCCAAATTCAATATGACCGCCGGCTACATCTTGGGCGGCATCGATTGCTTTTCTATAGGCAACAGGTTGCACTAGTTTTCTATCGGCATTTGTTTTTTCCACTAGATATTCATAGACAAGAGCATGTCCGGTTACACCTAAAGCAATGTTGATCGGCTCTTTGGTAGTTTTTAATCTAGCTAATAATTCTGCCGGTGTATTTGTCTTACTGTCAACTTTGGCAATAACAGCCAACGGACTTTTGGCAATAGTAGAGACTAGTGTTAGATCCATAATGTCTCTTTGTAAGAGATTAGGAAAAAATACTTCGCTGGTAGTCATCAGTCCATAGCTAGGAATAAGTAGATGTTTACCGTCTGGAGGCAATTTCATAAATTCGTTGGCAGCAACAATTTCATCTGCGCCTGGCTTATTTGTAATAACAAATTTTACATTGGGATTAGTTTTTTCAACGACTGCTGCCACTGCTCTAAAACTAACTTCATTGCCTGCGCCGGGTCCATAGCCAATAGTTACAGGAATAAGCTCTGGGGGTGTAAATGCCTGTGATACTGTTGCAAACAATGCAAGTAGACTGGATAATATAACTTTTTTCATAATTCTTTTATTGGTAAAAAATGGTGGTAATAGTATTTCCGTCAGTGATACCATATATGACAATATTATATGTATCTATTAACTGACTGGTTTGATCGAGGGTTTTATCGACCTCTATATTTACGCGGTTAGTGGTCTCTATTTTAAATTTTTGAAGCTCGTCTTCGGTATCAAATGATCTTGCTCGTATCGTAGATTCAAAATATTGTTTCCACAGTTGCGCCTTCATCATTTCTCTAAGACCCATAGATTTGTGACCAACAACCATACGCATCTTAATCCAACTATTAGGATCGTAGACTCCGGTCGCAAGTGTTTTATAAGTTTCTTCGATACTATCTACGGTAATAGTTTTTGCATTTGGAAAATATACATCCATCCATTTTAATTTGTGTATCTTCTGATACATTGTATCAGCGGCTGGACTATTTTCTAAATAAGTCCAAGCAAAGGCATCATAGAATCTTACACCTGTCCTGTATAACTCACAGAGCATTTCGACTATAGAATCATAGGTCTGTCCTGGTAGCCCAATAATAAGTTGTACAGCCATTATATCTTGCTTCTCAGGTGCAATAGCTAACATTTTTTTAATTAGCACCTTATGTTCTTCCCAACTGATACTAGGACGATTAATATTCTGTAAAACTTCTTCGTTTATATCTTGCAAGGAAACTATCATTCTAAAGCCAAATAGTTTTGCCTGTTTAGTTTGAATGTAAAAAGTAACATCTTTCTTTAGTTTAGGTGTATTATATATTCTTAGCTGGAAGTTTCTGTCGGGCCTGTATAATTCACAGGCATAGTCGAATACTTCTACATCTTCCTTCCACTGGCCAAAGTTAGCATCAGTTTCCCTTAGTTTAATATCAAGGTCTCTGAAAAAATGTAGTTCTTCCTTCCAGTCGTGTGTTCTGCGTTTTACTTTTTTAGTTAGATTTTGTGACCAATCGCAGAACGCACAACTATACATACATCCTCTGGCAAACTCGATAGCAAATAAAATATTATTTTTTGGAAGCCCGCGACTGACCATATAATCGATACTGCTAGCCACTTCTTCCTTTTGTATTAAGAAACTACTGGTACTAAGATATTTCTCGTCACTAATCATTTCATAGGGCCATAATTTATAGCCCGGCTTTAAATTTTCTACCATGTTGATCAGAGGAGTATCTGCAGGTAGAAATCCGCTGTATCTATCTATAAGAAGTTGAAATGCTTGCTCTCCGTCACCGTATCCAACAAAGTCTACATATGGATGTTTTTCAAACCATGTTGGATCTTTATGTACGGCCAATTGCGGACCCCCTAATACCAATAGTAGATTAGGATTTCGTTGTTTTAATTCCTTTGCTAGAGCAAATTGAAAATCTTCGTTCCATACATATACGCTCATTGCCACTATATCAGGATTATCTGCTAATATGTTATTTGCTTGGTCGTTAAGACTGTCAAACATAACAAAATCACACGGTAACCATTCTACATTAGGATTTTTACCATGAAGCATATAATATGCTTTGATATAAAAGTATGCAGGGTTTATTGCAGTGGGTCGTGATTTTCCAGTAGGAGAAATACTTAACTCTAAATTTGGAGCATTAGAAATGAATTTTATTTTCATTAATCTTTCTCCGGATTCAGGTTACTGATTAGGTTTCTAATTAATGCGCCACTACCTTTATTTTGAAAAGATTTAATATTTGATCCTTGGGTAGGATCAACATCTCGAATTTCGCCTGTTTCGGGATCTGTAGTAGTACTGACTGTACTTGTTCTTTTAAGGGCACTATAAACTCCTGTGGTAGGAATCTTACTCTTGCCGCCTCCCTGCGCTAGGCTAGCTTGTTGATCTCCTTCGTCGCCTAGATCCTCAATTCTTAGTGTATCGATATTAAACTCTAAATCAACTTTTTGTCCTACACCACTACTGGAACGAGTTTTCATGAATTGAATTTGGTAACGACCCCTGTCTTTCATAGCGTTACTGGTGAAGATACCGATAACATTATCGGCGGTCATAATCTTACTTAGACCTCCTGAAATATGACTGTGGTCAAATTCCAACTCGCCAACTGCTCCGCGGTTTAACTGGGAGGCTGTTACAGTAATACATTGTGTTTCCATTGCTAAGTTTCGAATCTCTTCTGATACATATTTGTCTTTAACAAACAGATCACTAGGCGACACCTTTACACTTAAAGGCATCATCAAATCTAGGTAATCGATTAAAATAACATCGGGTTTGTGTCCTTTTTTGACTTGGTATTCTTTTAAATAGGCACGAATATCATTACAATTTTTTCCTGAGGGCATATACTTGATCTGTAGACTTCCGCTCTTTTTCTTAAGCAGTCCTACTTTGAGTTCTACATCGTCAATTGATTTAAATACCTCACGAGTTGAAATCCCAGTCATCATACTATCAAGCCGTAGACCAACTAAACCTTCTGAAAGTTCAAAAGTTAGATAAAGAACATGCAGACCCATTTTTGTCCAGTTCACGCCTAGATTGGCAAGAAACAAACTTTTACCGCCACCGGATGCCGCACAGAATATATTAAGTTCACCTCTATTAAATCCGCCGTATAGCTTCTTATCAATACTAGGCCATCCGGTTGAAATTTGTCCATTATTGCTTTTTAATTTTTCAAGTCGAGCTCTAGGATCTGCAAAGTAGTCTGTGCCCATGTCTTTATTAAGACTAACTTGATTAGCATCCTTGATCAGTTTTTCCATCTGACCATAGTCTTCGCTGTCTATTAAATCACTGGCCTTGATAACTGCTCGTACAATTGCCTTGTTTCGGCTGAACCGTTCAAACTCGTCCATTAACCATTCGTAATCGCTTGCCTGTAGATCTAGCTTTTGAAAACTAGTTGCACAACTAGAATTAACAATTTCCAGGGCAGGAACACCTTGTCGTTGGTCTACATATTCTTTGATAAACTTTGCAGTCTCTTGTAGACGCTGATCAAAATTTTCTGGATCAAAAATATTTTGGCATCTGCTGAATGTCTCAGCATCGTTCAAAAACATTTCTAGATATAATTGCTGTGTCTCAAATTTGTATTTTTCACTCATCTATATTCTCTAGTTTTTTCTTTATTAGATTTATTTTTATCTCTCCGGTAACTCTATAGTGTAAGATTGTGGTCAATACATAGAGTCTGCCATATTGTTTTACGGCATCCGCGACATCCTTGATGTCATCTCCCCATGGCGGCAAGCTCACTGACCATTCATTTTTTATGGCATGCTTGAGCATTTTGGCACCCGGGCGATCCTTATCAGGAACGCATATTATTTCTTTACCTAATGCCTGTAGTCGTGCAACCTGGGTTTCGTTAGGCTCGTTGGTCATAATGGCTACGCCATCTATTGCTATAGCATCAAACTGTCCTTCAAGGACTATGACGAACTTCCTGTCACGAGCCTGGCGATCCAGGTTGAAGACATATCCGCTTTGACTGTCTGTGAGATACTTTGGCTTACCTTCGGTTATCTTCCTACCTGTATAGCCTACTATTTTGCCATCTTGATAAAATGGAATGAGTAATCTATCTTTATATCCTGGTGAAGGACTCCACATCCAATCGTACCAATCTATATCCATTCCTCTACCAAGTATATATTCTACCATTGGAGTAACATCTACTCCCTCTTCTATCCACTTAGTTAAGAGTTTGCTATCATCGGGTAGAGCGACTTCGTTTAGTGTAAAGTTCAATGCCTTCTTTACATTTGGCATGTTTTCTTGAAACTTAAGAGCCACTAGTCCTAGTTTGCCTATGTCAGTTTCATTGAGTCCTATCCACCGGAATAGGGATTTTGTGTTACCGCTTAGTAATTTCCCTGGACTCCATCCTGCTTTGAATCCACAGTTAAAGCAATGGTAAGTCCAAGCATCACCTTCTGTCTTTATGCCGCCGCGTTTGCGCGAGTCTGGCTTTTCACCTCTATGATGGCAACAGACAGCGTTGAAACTTTCCCAACCTCCAGAGGTATGCTTACGACCGGAAGGTAGTAGAGCCAAAAGTGTAGACAGTATTTCGTTCACACTTTATTTTAGCATCTATAAAGTACTTTGTCAAAACTTCCGTAGAATTCTGGATTATTATTATTGGAATCGCCAGGAGCAGTTGCCGGAATATAGGTAAAACGGACATAACTGAATATGCCATTAAAGTTAAAATAATCTATACCGCTGAATCCATTATAAGTTTGGCTAGCAATGGTTACATATCTATTGAAGTTGGCAGGACTATTATACAAGGTGCCTTCTATTAGAAGTTGTCCTTTAAATTCGGTCATGTAAACTGCGGCTGTATGTAATGCGGTATTACTGTTATATTCTGGATAAGCATAGATATTACCACTGCGATGACGATATTTGTGGATCGTATCGTCATACACTCTTTCAAATGATACTACTTCTTGGCTTGGTTGTAATACAGGAAATACATCTTGCGCTACCTTCATGAAACCTGCTACACCATAGTAAGTATTGCTATATGCAGGAAGATATGTTCCATCGGTGTCTTGTTTTTTAACACTAAATTGATAATCGCTAACATCAAGGTCCATTGTATCGCTTTCTGACAACGTTAATTCTGCTAGACCTCTGGTCGCAAAGGTTGAACCGTCATCGAGTACATCTAAAGTTTTTTCTATTAGTAGTCGCTGGTTAGTTGCATCGAATAAACTGAATACAAACACATCGTCTTGGCTAATCGGAATACGCTTTTGATCACTATTTTTAAATTGTATACGAACTTTGTTCTTGATGCCTTTTTGTATTTTTAAGTCGCGTTGGTACATAACTCGATTGGCTCCTTTTACTGTCGGGTCCAAATCTAATATAATATCGAGCGTGTTGGGATATAAATAGATTGGTAAACTTTGCATTATCAAGTATTTATTTTATAATGATAACACCCACCGCGTTCCAAACAAATTACCCTTTTATATCTTGCATTAAAAGCAATGAAACTGAATATGTAGGAGTCATAATCAACCTAGATAACTTCGTCGCCAGCATCTATGACATATCAACTCTACGAAACGAAGAAGAAAAGAAGCTGTTTTTGGAATTAGGTGAAGTTTGGTGGTGGGAAAGTAACAGAAAAATACCTATCAATATATTTCTTAAAAAAGAAATGCAACTATTTAGGCATGCTATTAAAACCTTTAATAGCAAGGATGTTGAACTAGTATTCGGACCTTCTGTTAATCTTAGTGAGATTGCAGAAAAGCGCATTAAACGCAAATTAATACAACTAGTGAGAAATCCTAGGAGTATCCGTAGCTAATTTGCTCGCAAATTAGATTCATTTGCACTACAATCGCAGCCGCATAGGCTATTGCATGTGCTTTCTTAAAATAGTAACTATCGTCGGCGGGTTTCTGCCAAACTTCTTTCTTCACGTCGGACCAATCTAGCCCAATCAGATGCCTTTTGGCTGGGCGTATAATAGCCAGCACCATAGCAATTTCCTCGATACTTTTCGGCTTCATCTTTCTCAGAATTGACCCATGCCCGTTCAGATGAAACAACAGATTGCTGAACTCGTCCTGCTCTAATAGATCCCATAGCGGTTCCTGGTTAAGTAGTTGGGATAGATGTTCTTCATTTTTCACATCCTTATAGATGTTAACATTCAAAAAATCTATCTTAAAATATCCCCGATCTTCCGCTTCTCGATAGTCCAAACTGGCTGTACCTGTTAGAGGATTTACTGGGATACTACTACAATAAACGCCTGTGTTGTGCTTTTTGTTGACACCTTTTTCCAAAATAGTAGCAGGAACATGCTCTATGATGTCCAAAATCCTAGTTCTATCTGCAAAGTCTATATCAATATCCGGCAATTCTAATCTCGTCGTAACTTGGTGCGTAATTTCCTCTGTGTTGTACAGTTATACCTGCCGCCACATTAGCAAACATTATAGCTTTTTCTATGTCTTTTGTATATAGGTATTGGACAGACAATGCTGATAAAAAAGTATCACCGCATCCGCATACATCCATTACCTCTACAGGAATAGTTGGAAATTCTTTGGTGCCCAGCATTGCACCTCTTTCTCCTAGGGTAACAATTAGGTTTCCTGTATAGCTGATCAGATTATTAAATTCAAATTCATTTATTTTGATATAGACATCTTTTCTTCCAAATGTTGTTAGATTATCTTTCTTGGTATCAATGAATATAGGACACGGTGCTGTGTTTATAATATGTTCGATATTTTCATAAGTTAGAAAACCTTTGTTGTAATCCGAAATTATAATTGCATCATATTCATTAAGCGGCTGCTGTGACTGACCGTTCCATGAACAAATTTTAGGTTCTGTGTCAACTCGTAGCATGTGCTGTCCTGACCGCTTATCAATGTACCTGGTCTTTATAATTTCTTCATGGTTAGTTATAAAGTCGGCATAGACTCCTAGATTTTCTAAATTTTTCTTCACATTGGAAGCCATGCCAGGTACTGTTTCTGTCTCCGTAATTTTGATCACAGGAACAGGAGCTTCGGGACTTAGTCTATCTATAGTCCCTATCTTATATTCGTCAATACAACTATCACCGATTAGTAATATCTTGAATGAGTCTTGATGTGGAGTGTCCGGTATGCTCATAAAATTTAATTTCTTTACAATAAGCGGCGCCTACAATGGGTTTGTCTTTATAGTCACTGCCTTTTACCATAATGTCAGGCTGGTATAGCTCTATAATTTTTTCAAGTTCTTCTTCATCACTAAAGATCCAACATCTATCAACAAACTTAAGACTGTCTATCATAAACTTTCTGTCTTCTTGATTATTAATAGGTCTACTAGGGCCTTTTAGCTCTCTAACTCGACTATCACAGTCAATGCAGACCATTAACTCGTCTCCAAGACTTCTAGCATACTTGAGCATCTCGAGGTGTCCTCGGTGCAGTATATCAAATGTTCCGTTAACAAATACCTTCATATGTTGTAGTATGATTTTAACAAAGTGGTATCAGCACAGGTATATGTTTGATATTGAGATTTAAGTTCATCAGGCATAGGGATGTATTCAATCTTTGCATCATACTTGTCGGCTATCATTCTTGCTACATCTGCGAATGATGTTGCGCGGCCTGTACCTACATTCCAAATTCCTGTATCAGGAACACTCAAGAAGTGTCTGTGAATTTTACAAACTGTTTCTACGGGAATAAAGTCTCTCTTGAATTCCTCACTACCTTCGAATAATTTTATAACACCTGTCTCTTTAGCCTGTTTTTCAAATTTATGATAGGGGCTAGCTTGAGCTCCTTTGTGATCTTCGTAGGGACCGTACACATTAAAATATCTAAATCCTTGGACCTTAATAGGCCAGTTTCCGGCAAGATATGTAATATATCTGTCAAACAGGTACTTGCTCCATGCATAAGGACTTCTTGGATCTGCAGGACTACTTTCATTAAATTGTTTGTTTAGACCGTATATACTTGCAGAACTTGAGTATTGAAAGTTTACTCGATGCTGTAGACATTCGTTAACCAACCACCTACTAAAATCGTAATTTGCTTCTAATACTTTTTCAACATTTTTTTCTGTTGTGGATGTAATTGCACCTAAATGAATAACCCAATCAAGACCATTTACATTGGGTAAATCATCTCCGGGCTGATAGAAAGAAAGATCGTGATCCGCCAAAAACTTAACCAAATTCTGTCCTATAAATCCTTTGTGACCAGTTATTAAAATTTTCATTTCTGGCTATCTCCCTTAGCGACACGATAGTTATCTTCTACACTATCGGGGGTACTTACCTCAATGAGAGCACCTTCTTCTAAACAGATAACTTGGTGAGGGAATAACGGCGGGTTATGCCATACATCGTTTTGTTTTAATTCTTGCTCGTAATGATCGGCGGTTTTAGTGTCTATCCATTTCACTAAAAATTTGCCAGATAGTACAAACCAAGTCTCGTCTTTTTCTGCATGAAAATGCATACTGAATCTTGACCCAGTATTGAATTTCATAAGTTTGCCACAGTACTTGTCATTGGTGGCAAATATCATTTCGTGTCCCCATCCTTTTTCTACTAGTCCCGATAATCTAGTCATTCTGGTAACTCCATAAATCTTTGTAGGAAACTTTCTAGATAACAACTATGTTCAGTAGGAGGTACCTTTCCTTCAGAACAATAGTGTACCCAAATATGCCCATCTATTTCGACTGTATGTAGTACACGAAATCTTGAACCGTCGCCGCCGCCCCAATGGCTTCCATCTTTAGGTATTTTCATAGTTCTCCGCTTTCTGCTAATTTTAAAATAAGACTGTAATGTTCATAGGCTTTTTTTACAGCAGGATAATTATCTCTAAAAAACTTTTCACGCTCTTTTTGCTCCATTAACTGTTCAAACATTGCGTAGTGCCCTTTGGTTCTCATATTGTTAAAAACCTGAGATTCAAATTCGGCAACCCTTGTAATTTCGCTTTCTGCTATTTCCACAGTGTAAAGAGGTTGAGTCTCAAACCTAACATGTTCGTCTTTTACAATGTAGTTATAATCGTTAGGAGATGTAAAATATTTTACATTTACAGGAGCATGAATATAAGCTCTCTTACTTTTATCTAAAATTTTAACTGAATGGTTACAACACCACTCGTCTACAAATTTTGACTTATCAATCAATTCCAGCCTCCTGACAAATTTCTCTAATCAGTGCAACATCTGCTGGATTATCTCTAAATTTACGCAACCAATATTGTATATCACTGGGGCCGAGAATAGGAGCTATCATTTCTAATTGATCGTCGCTCATTTTTTGTAGCATCTCCTTTCCTGTGTTGGTATTTAAAACCACCCACGGGCTAATATGCCCGTAACGAATGTCGTGTACGCCCCTGTTAAATGTAGCATACATAAAATAATGATTAAATTCGGCAGTATTATCTTCTCCCCAACTCATCATGGTAGTTAGGCTTCGTTGTGCCGCGCTTTCTACTGGTTCTACCTTCAATATTTCAGGAAGATACATATCGTAGTATATTTCATCTCTACACCAGTGATCTAATTTAATTCCGCTCTTAATTACATAATCAACAAATTTTTCTGGGTAGATAGGACTAACATTATTAATAAAGCTACCGAACTTAACAAATGCATTATAGTAGGAGGTATCACAAAATTCGTCGTAGGTTTTTTGCTTTCCTCCCTGAGCCAGTTGCCAAAAACGATTAAATGCCATGTAGCCTGCTTGAACACGCTTTTCATCTTTTTGTAGAGCTCGTCTTTTTCTTTCGCACATATGAGCAACAAGAGTTTTTTCTTGCATGAAACTCTTGCCGCAATGATTACATTTATATGGTTGTGCCACTAAATCTATCACCTGTACTCTTTCCTTTGAGATTTGTCAAATCCCATTTTGTCAAATAATTCCTCTCTATCGGCTTCGTCCATTATTGATGACAACATTCGTATGTCATCTAATTTCATCGCAGGATACAGTTCACCAAGGAGTGTTTCGAATTTGTCCAGTTTAATTTTTTTCGTTGCAATATGTTGGTGGAAGGTAGGAACACCTACTCCTACTGCCGCACATAGTTTCCAAGTTAGTCCTGTATGTTTTGAAATGTCCCAGTGGTTCTTATTTAGAAATTCATTTGTCATTTCAACGAACCATTCCTGTGTATCTCTGTCACCGGTTGAGCTACTAATAAATCTCATCATAACAAACGCACTAAATTCTTTCTTTTGCTTGTCCGTTAGAGATTCAAAGAATTCATAATTCTTTTGATCAATGGCTTTTAATACCACCGGTAAATCTAATTCACGACTTTTCTTTGTTGCCATTTTCTTTTATAAGATTATAGATTATTATACATTGATCAATGGCTTTTTGCAACGGCACATTATTCTCTGCTTTGCGATGAATATCTTTCCACAAAATTTCTTTTGCATGTTCTTCATCCATTTTGACGCGATCGTAGGTTCTGCCAATTTCAAATCTAGTGTTAACAGGAGCGCCGTGTTCTCTAGCGTAGGTTATGCCATCTACATGTTCATATGTGTAGTTTACACCCGGTTTAAGAGTTCCCATATTACCAACATTTTGTGTAATCAACTAGCTCACTCTGACGACTAACTTCTTTAACAAAATAAGCGCACAATGGTTTTTCACCTGGGTGTAGCGGTGTACATAGAAGCTGACCCGGTTTCATTTTCGGAAAATACCATTTAACATCTTGATAGATATCGATAATATCAATGTCTAAAAATTCTGGTCTAAATCCGCTGATAGGGTTAAAACAAAAAGTTTTAAACCCGCGATCATTTAAACTTGTCAGTGGAAGTATTTCCATATCGGGACCCTCGGGATCACCTACGATAGTACACCAATCAAGCGGCATGGTTACTTCGTGTGGTCCTATCCTTAATACAACCGCAGGACCTGTAAAACTTTCTAAAAAGATTAGAGGTATAAAAAAATGATCCGGGTTGGAGCTGTCTGAATTATCTAGAACTGAAAATCTAAGATCGTCCTCAATTTCTTCAGGAAGATCGTTAAGATAAAAAGTCTGATTATCTAGTGTTAAAATTTGCATTATATGTATTTTACTTTCTCAATCGTAAACGGATATTTGGCTTCTTTATAAAACTTCTTCCTCTCCGTAAGATGCCGCTTTGCGTATTTGGTCGATGCTGTAACGTCCCAAATCTGTACGAAGTCTTTGTCTTCTGCTTTTCTAATGCCTCGCCCAATTGACTGTATAACGCGGACAAAGCTCTTTCCGGGTTCCAGAAGCACCAAATTAAATATCCTAGGAATGTTAATACCAACAGCGGCCACACCATAAGTCGCCACAATAATCTTGTTATCAGCAGTTGCCACCTCACGGTATTCTTCCTTTCTATCTTTAGTTTTCACTTTGCCCGATATGAATACACTGTCGGGTAAAATGCTTGTTAAAAAATTTCCACTTTCAATTCTGTCAACTAATATTAAAGTATTTCCGGACTCTGCAATACCTTTTATTAGATTTCCAACATAGGTCATCCGATCCGTATCGGTGACTAAAAATTTAAGTTCTTCTTTATATCCCTTAAATTCCTTCCACTCGGCGGTTTGAATAACCTGTACATGACAATTACTAAGAACTCCTGCCTCTTGCAATTCATGTGCTTTAACTTCGTGTACAACTTCGCCTAATGCGGCCTTAATACTTTGAAATTCATGGTCTGCTTTTGGCACTGTACCAGTCAATCCCCATCGTATCGGAGCGTTAGCTAGATTGTGTGTTAACAGTTTCTTTAGTACATCAGCCTTGGCCATATGTACTTCGTCTACTATAACACAATTAACCCCATCGAGCAACTCTGCAAGAGTTAATACTTCATTTTCTTCGCCAAAATTTAGTGATTTTTTCTCAAGTATATTCAAACTTTGCCAAGTGCAGATAGTATGTGTCTTATCAAGATTTTTTCTATCGCCGTAGTAAACTCCGACATCAAGGCCAACATTAATAAAGTCTTCTTCTGTTTGTTCGACAAGTGACTTGTTAGGGACAATAGTGACTGTTCTACCATATTTTTCACAAATTTTTGCTAGAGTGGCGGTTGTAATTGTTTTTCCGAAGCCGGTGGCAATTTCCTGTATACATTGGGGATTTTCTAAAAACTTGTTAATAACTTCAACTTGGTCCCCGCGAAGTCTAATTAGTTCCCCAGCGAATCTATGTCCATCGGGCCATGTTTTTTCACCCCAAAAATCCTCGGAAATTTGTGGGAATTCTAAGTTAGTTGGTACTCTAAGATCTTCTAACTCGATGTAAAAGTTTTGTGCTTCGAGATACTCAAGTACCTGTGGTAGCATTGACAGATAGGTAGTTCCGCCTAGGCCAAAGAATGAGACAGTTCCGTCCCACCGACCTAGTTTATAAGCTGGTCTAAAGCGAGCAGTAGGGTCTTCGTATTTGAATTTACGGACCAGGGCTTTGCGTGTGTCAAGATCTAAATTTTCTATCTTAACATTCACTTCATCTTTGATAATAATTTTACACGAAGCCATATCTTAAATTTTTTATGTCTTTTTCTTTACTGTACATTATTCCATTTTCGTGATTTTTTAAGAAATCCCTCATGGTATAGTGTACATTGCTATAACCAAGGTTTAACACTGAATTAAATTTTATACCTGATTTAAAAATTGGTTTAGGAATTTTGCCACTAACAAACACTACCTTAGTTTTTTCCGATATAGGTGAGTTCAGTTCATTAAATTTTACAAATTCGTTGAAAGTTGCCTGTGTATTTGATGGTAGCCTGAACATAACACTCATTTCACTATTGGTTATTCCTTGGCTCCTAAAAAATTCTGTGCTCAACGACATTTTGTCTAACTCGTCTCCACCGGGAATGATTACCATCACCGGTAACAGGTTCAAAATAATGGTAGAAATTTCAGAAATTTCACATCTTCCGCTATCTACTCCAAATTTTTCACCAGGATCTGTTTTCAAGAAAGATCTAGTTAATGTATCTAGTTCGTCACTTTCGATAAAGTTATTGATTGTTTCGTCCCATGTATATACGCCTCTTTTTCTAGCCTCAAAAATTGCCGAAATGAGGTCGTTTGAGGTCAATTCTGGCATATTTTTATCACAATTTTTAAGTTTTGGCACCGAATTTTCAATAATTAGCATCGGGACATGATTTTCCATGTCTCGTTGTATGTTTTCAATTTGTTCCTGAAAGTTTTTTATTGATTCATCTACTTCAAAGTTATCAAGCGAAGATAAAAATTGGATGGAATTCTCACTTAGACCGAAATACCAGCACTTGTCTTCCTTGTCCCACAAGGACAACGAAAAATTATCTCTATTTTTACGAATATTTTCCACCAATTTTTCGTTATAGGGGAAAATAGCCTTTATTACGCGGCCGTGTGCCTGGTGATCCACAATGCTGAGTCGTTTCTCGTTGCTAATTTTTCTAATAGAGAGGCGAAACTGAGGATTTTGTAGAAAAGGACCTATATCTTTAATAAGGGCTTGGCTTAAGGAGGTACTATATCGTTTTACAATACGCAATGCCAGGGTACTTTGTTTTTCTGTGAGGCCACTACCTCGACAAATTTGGTCGTGGAAGCTAAAGACCAGATTTTGGTCATAGGAGTTTAGACTAATACGGCAAAAAACAAGCTCTGAGACTAGATCTTCAATATACATAGTATTATTATACACTTAAAGTGAGATATCTTCAAGTCCTGCGGTTCTCAATTTAATGATATTGCTTAGTTGCCACTGTTTTATGTCAAGCCCTTTGATAATTCCGAGCCACTGATTACGGAGCATAGCAAATTCGTTGATAATTTTTTCCATATCAACAACATCTGCCTCACCTTCGACATATTTTTCACAATCTCGGCTGCTTAGAGCTCGTTGATAATTTTCCAAGTACTTTTTAAAGGCCTTGGATTTAATCCTGCGTAGTTCTATGTTGAGATATTCTAGAATAGCTTCAATTTCCTGAAGCTGGTTAAATCGATGCTCTACAATACCAGGTAGCAAGGCAGAAGCCTTTTCCACATTACCGTGGATTTTAACTTCATACCTTGCTTGATCTAGCTCTGTATAAAAATGATCTAAACAACCAGGAAGGTGTGCTATGTCTTTGCTGACTTTAGCATACCAAGACATGGATTAGTCCTCGTCTTCGTCGTAGCTATAATCGTCTTCGTCAAACTCGTCGTCCTCGACTTCGTCTTCTGTGGCTAGTGTAATAGCATCGTCTAAATACGAATCGTATCCTATTAGACTTTTTAATACCGAGGCATCGACATCTTTGCCAATTAACATATCGACAAAATGGTTTGCTGCCGTTTCCTTATTTTTATCTGAAATGTATTCTTTAAAAACATCCCAAATTTCAATGATCAGATCTTCTTCCATTATTCTTCCTCTGTAGTTGCAGGTTCTTCGGTTACAAGTGCGGTAACAGCCGATTCATCCCATTGCTTCATAATTAGCGTGAGCTTGTCTTCTGTCCAGTTCTTTCTGAACTCGGCAATAATTTCGCCGCTGTCTTTATCTGTGTAGGCAAGTTTGTTACCTACTTTAGATAATACACCCATCTTCTCGAACATGTCAACTAGGCCGGAAGTCGGAGCCATGCCAGTTGAGTACGGAATCTTAACCTGCACACTTTCAAATGGTTTGGCATATCGTGTCTTCATGACTTTACAGGCAGCACGGATACCTAATACATCACTTACCTTGTTACCATCCTCGTCCTCTTTGAGTTTGAGTTTTTTCATAGCAACAACAATAGAGCTTGCATAGATAAATCCCTGACCACCGGAGATCTTATCATCTGGATCAAACATATCTTGGCTTGCGTAAGTATGGTTAGTTGCTACCATACCAACATTATAACTGCCAAACATATTAACACAATTGCGAACAAGTGCTGTAAGAGCTTTAGGTTTACGACCCATATCGCCCTTTAAGTCGCCTGCTTCGAATTGGTTAATATCTGTTGGTGTTAGCAACATACCTAGCGAATCGATTACGAACAATACCTTAGGGCGATTTTCCATAATCTTATATTCTTTCATAAACTCGTGAATGGTTTTGGCAACATCGTCGATCATTGCCATATTAAGTTTAAGAAGTTTTTCTTCGCTGGTATCAACACCAAGTGCTTTGAGCCAATCTTCGTCGAGTGCGTTTTCGCTATCAACTAGGATAACATAAATGCCCTGTTCCTGTGCGTTGCGAACAAGGTTTCCGGAGCAGATATAACTTTTACCTGCGCCAGATTCCCCTGCAAATACAGTTACCTTACCTAGCGGAACTCCTTTAAAGAAGTCTCCGCTAATAAGATAGTTAAGAGCATAGTTACCTGTTGATATCCAATCTGTAGGATCGTTAAATCCAACACCTAGTCCGTCAATTGACTTTGTAAGCGTTTTACGAAATTTTGAAATATCAAAGGCCTTTGTCATCTTAGTCGTCCCTTTCCATTTCTGTAGCTTCTTGGACCAGTGCGGCTAATTGTGCCAATTCATTGACCATGATTTTTACAGATTTATAGTCACCGCTTTTATCACGACCTCCGATTTCGAACATGAAACCGTTGTCGTACATATTAACAGTGAATGATTCATTTACCTTGGCGAGTTTATCGCCAATCTTATTGATTGATTTTTTAGCCATAACAGTCTCCTATTATTGCTTTTGACGGTTACGAATCATTGCGATGATATCTGCGGCACGACTACCTGCATCACCACCGGCTGCTGGAGCAGGAGTGCTTACTGGTGTAGAAGCCGATGTTTCGAACGGAGGATCTTCTTCATCGGTTGCTTGTGGAGCAGGTGCGCTTGCGGGTGTAGCCTTTGATGGCGCAGATGCTTGTGTTGTACCACCAGCCATACCAGCAGGCTTGTAATATTGACCCCAACGCTCCATGTCAAATGCTTCACCATCTACTGATGCTTCGAACATTTCCTTGATAACTTTGAGTTCAACATCGCCTGGCTTCTTAGGCAAAAAGTCTTTAAGATTAAACAGTCCATGTTGTTGGATTGCGGCGTTTTCTGCCTCGCTCAAAGCACGCTCACGACGAGCCCAAGTAGAAGTGCTATAGTCAGCGTAACCACCCTTGCTAGTCTTAGCAATCTTAAAATCCAAACCGCGGACAAAGTCTGTTGGCAATTCTTCAATCTCACTATCCATCAATGCGTTCTTAACGATATTGAAAATTTGTGAGCCGATGATGAATCGACGAATTGGATTTTCTGGTTGCTTGTCTTCTTGTAGTTTACTGTCAACTACAAAGCCTTGGAATAGGTAAGATTTCTTTTTCCAGTACTTACGACCCATTTCTTCCAAGCTCTTATCCTTAAACCAAGGACGAACTTCTGTTAGAACTGGGCAAGTTTCACCCCACATTTCCATACAAGGAACTTGTACAGTTGTAGGTTTGCTGTTGGTTTCGCCTTTAATTCCAGCAAACGGCAATTTGATCATTGCTCGCTCGATCCAGAAGAAAGTGTTGTTTGGATCACCGTCAGGTAGGAAACGAACCGTTGCGGTCTGTCCTTCTGCGATATTCCAATGGGGGTAAATTGCGTTGTCTCCGCCGGTTCCGCCACCGCCGTTTTGTTGAGATGCTTGTTGAAGTTTTGCGCGGATTTCTGCTAAAGTTGCCATAATGTTTTTCCTTAATAAATGTTTTTATGTGCCATTTCTTTAAAGCCCACTGACTAAAAAGAAAAAGTGCATAACAATAATGTTACGCACTTTTATTTATCATTGCAACCTATATGGCTGCGATAATATGGTTTATTTTGCCAATCCGGCTAATCTCAAAATATCTGTAGTTTCAGGTAAAACCGATTCTCCGGACATAATGTTGCTAGGCGGGACTCCTGTGTCGCCGCCCATACACTCGACTTTTTGTTTAATGTTACCAACAAGCTCTTTGAGTCTTGCTAATCCATCGTCGCCGACGTTGCCGTGTTTTTGTTCCCATTCTATGGTAAGTTTTTCCATGAATTGTCCAGCAAGGTGTTCAGCGAATGCGCCTGCCTTGGGACCAAACTTTTCTTCAATTTGTTTTTTGCAGTCAAGGGCTATGCCCTCGCCACCGCGGAAAGGTCCTACATTAGGATTATCCGCGTTATAAAAACTCTTAACAATCTTAGCTACTTCTTTAACAATGCCTTCGCGGGTTGGCATTACTTTTTCCATACCTTTTTCTTCTTCGTTCTCTGCGGCAGGCTGCTCTGGTGCAGGGGCAGCAGCATCAGCTGGTGGTGCTTCAGCTGGCGGTTGTTCTCCAGTTCCGCTGATACCTAATGCTACCAATATCTCAGGATAGTTTTCCTGTGCCCATAGCTGAAATACTTCCATAGGATCAGTTTTAGGATCTAGTTCTGCGGCAGCTTTAAATTTAGTTTCTAATTCATCGCTGTCTAACCCGAACTCGCTGAAAAACTGGAAGGCAGTCTGGCCATCAGGACCTAGTTGTAATTCCTGTGTATCAGCAATTGCTTTTTTTAATTCTTCTACTTCGTCATCTGTTAATTTGCCTTGTTCAACAGCTTCTGCCCATTGTTCAAATGCTGTTTCGACACTTTCTTTTGTTGAGTGGTTACAGACACAAGGATCTTCTTTGCAATCTGGGCAGATATCACTTTCTTCCTCGCTAACATAATCTTCTAGCTCAACTGTATTAGCTTCGCTCATAATTTTGTGTAACAAAGGAAAGTACCCTGCTAGTTCTTCTTGGAAACTTGTCTGTGTAAATGCCTGTTTATACTGTTCCATAGTAACAGCATCTAATTCCATAATATCGTCGCCCGCGGTAGGTTGACCGGTCATTTCGGCTACCCATGCTTCGTAGTGATGACGCTTGCCTAATGCTTCCACCTGTGCTTTAAGTTCTTGTAATCGGCCTATGGCTCGCTCTGTGATTCCGGTTGCATCGTCATGTAAGGTGGAGCGACTAACTTTACGCTGAAATTCTTGTAATTGAGCAATTTGCTCGCTCATTTTAATAATTGCTTTGCCTGCAGGATCATGAGGAACGCCGCCGTGATCGACGTGCTGTGCCATTGCAAATGCACCTGCTGGATGTACGAAAGGATACTTAAATCTCTCACCGTCGCTATTTTGAATAAAAATTGCCTTGATGTTCTTGCGCTGACTTCTAGCACCTGGGTACATTTCATCAACCGCACGACTGTGTCTAACAATAACTTCTGTTTGTCCTTTTACAGCGCGGCTAGTCTTTTTAGTGCTTTTGTGATTCCACATAGATTCGTTCATTGTTTCTGGCATGTCTTGTTCCTTAGGAGCCTGTGTAGCGGCTAAGTGTTGAAAATCGTTTTTGTCAAGATTTGTTTTGCTAATATCGCGAGTGTCAAATCTTAGCAGCCTACGCATTGCAAAAAAACGCATTTCTTTTAGAAATTTATACCAACTTTGTTTTGCTGGATCGTCTTGATTTTCTGTAATACCTTGGCTATAGTAAACCTTTAAGCTGCCTAATTCATTTAAACTAATACTAACACGACCTAAGTTATTACCCTCAATAACAAAATCAAAGTCAAAGAAGCGAGCAAGTGCAGGATCGATTGTTACCGCTCCTGTTTCGTCTCCCATTTCTAGATTTGTGAAACGGCTACGAACTTTGTCGAATAGGTCTTGGCTGATTATTTGAATTGCTTGCATAGTCTATTATTTAGTTAAAATGAGCTTACATACACAGGCATGGGCATGACCCATTCGTCTTCGCGTTCTTCGCGCATTTTATCGTAAACAGCAGGATCCCAGTCTTGTAAGACCATAGCCATACGCACGGCTAACAACATAGCACTAACTAAGTCATCGTGTTGCCCTACTTTTGCCTCAAAACCTAGTCCTTTAGCAATATATGTTTTAAGTTCAGAAATAAGAGCTTTACTGTTTATTTCCATACGATCACTTTCTACAAGATGTTTTAATTTAGCACAAGCAGAAATTTTAGCAGAATGTGTTGTGTAAAATCCTTTACGATAACGACGTACATGTCCTTTGCGGATTGGTTCGCTTAGAAACAGGCCAGGAATACTTTCTTCACCAATTTCGGTAACAACAACAAGTCCGGCTTCGCCTACTGAGTTATTTTCTATGCTGTAGTATAGACTAGGAGTTCCTCCCTTGCGTGTTATCTCGTCGCTAATATGCTGACAAATATCTCGTAAAATTCTTACTTGACCTTGAATAGGCGTAAGATTGTGATGCCATTCACCGACTTGTTTAAAACTAGGTATTTCTAAAATCTGTATACCGGCAGGATCTCCTCCTGTACCCAAGCTAGGATCAAGTGCAACTAAGTAGGTATTTTTAGGATTTATCTTTTTGTACCAACGACATTGTCCCATCTTCATAATTGGTTCAATACCTTCAAGATTTGCCATTTTAAGGCTGCTGATTAGTGTTTCGTCAAATACCAAGAATTCACATTCGTGTTCTCGTCTAAATCTTTCTTCGCCTACACGACTGCGTTCTTCATTGGCCCATGCTTCATCTCTATCTGGATGTTCGCTCCATACAGCCATGAAAGGAAAGAATCCGTTTTTACCTAACTCAGTGGTATTGCCGTATTCGTCAATTCTTTTATTAGCTTCTTTCCATATTAGCGAGAATTGATCTTCGTCACTATTAGGAGTGCTTGTAATAATAGCTTTACCGCCAGTTGCTAGTGTAGGTGATATAGAAGTCCAGAATTCTGTAGCAATGTTAGGTTCTACGAATGCAAATTCATCTAGGTATAGTAACGATATACTCATACCACGACCTGTTGTTTCTGTAGTTGTCTGTGCTACAATACGACTTCCGTTTTCAAATTCAATACTTTGTTTGTTGTAACTTACAACACCTGCACGAATTATATCAGGACACATTTCGTAGGCATATCGCAGGCGTTGCATAATTTCTTGTGCGCCTGTGTACTTGTGTGCGGCAATTAGAATGGTACTATCAGGAACAAACATAGCATACCATAATAAAAATCCAACAGCCGTAGTGGTCTTACCCATCTGACGACCTAGCATGTTTACACTAAATCTATGATTGTTGTAGCTCTCTAATAGTTTTTCTTGATAGGTGAATGCTTGATACTGTATTTTTCCCTTAGTAGGATGCTGAATATAGAAAAAATTATTCAAGAAGAAACTAGCGCCAGACTCCTGATCTTGGCACTTGAGTAGGTTTTCTATATCGTCTTCAGTAAATCGCTGTGTAATATGTGCCGACTTTACCAGCTTGTTGTCAACATTTTTTGATCCCATGTTTATATTTAATGAAAAAAATAGCCCCCGAAGGGGCTATTTTGGATAGTATTAAATTACTTTAACCCTGCTAGTTTAAGGATGTCGGCTGTTTCTTCAACACTTTCTTTCTTTGCAGCCTGTGCAGAATCACCGCTTTTAGCTTTACGCTGATACGCAGGGATGTTTACAGGATTCTTAGGATCAAGATCCTTTAGACGATCTTCGATTCCTTCGTCCATATCTTCGTCGTCTGCTGCTTCGTCCATTTCTTCATCTGCAGACTCGCCAATGAACGCTTTGTATTCTTTCATTAGATTTTCAAATGTAGCAGTTGGTAAATTGCTTTGACGCTTTTCTCCATTGCTAGTTTCACCGCCGCCTGCCTGATTTTCTTGATTAGCAAATTGATTCGCAGCAAATGGTTCTTTTGGTTCAGCATCAGCAGGACTGTTGTCGTATTGACCTTCTTCTGCTTTTTTAATGTCGCCTGTACCTTTTCCGTTGATTTTAATTTCTTCTCCGGGTGCTGTATTTTGAACAGCCTGGCCATATGCATTGCCTTCGTCTGTCTCTTCTTCATCGTCGGCTGGTTGGTCATCACCGGCATCGTTACCTGTCTCCGGTTTTTCACTATCGTGTTGGAACGGGCCTAGTTCGCCGCCTTCGTCGTCGCCAGTTTCTGGATTTAGTTTGTCTAGAACGCTACGCATACTGTCTGCGGCAGTTGGCATTGGTTCTGCGGCCATTGCTCCTACTGAAGCTACAGGTTCTGCTGTAACCATAGCACCTTGAGGCTCTGCACCTAGGTCGTCTGCACCAACTTTTTTCATACCAGCTAGTGTAAGAATTTGACTCATCATATCAGCAACTTCGTTACCTGAAGCGGCGCTAGCACTAATGTTAAAGTTAGCAGGAACGCTAGGCTTATCTAGTCCTGCTGGACTTATTCCTGGAATACCGTCCATCATTCCCATAGGACCACATTCTTGAACTTGGCCTTCTTTAACTACATTTGGATTTTTAGCATCTAGTTGAGCTAAACGCTTTAGTACATCGATCATTTGCATAATTATTTCCTTACCTCGGGTGCAGCCTGAATTGGACTTGTTGTGCTTTCAGGACTGTCTGTGTTGAATTTTGCGGCACCTTCAGTAGGAATCTCTTCGCCGCGAGCTCTACGCTCTAGTTTTAGTAGATCGTTTAATTCCTTAACGAATCCACTGTTGTATTTGGTACCATAGACATCTTCAAAGTTTGCGTTGGGTGCTTCTTTGTAGTCGGCATCATTTAACAATGCGCCTTCTCTTTTTGGTTCTGTATTTTGATATTCTTCGCTAGGCTCGCCCGGGCGACGAACGACTAACCGCTGTTTGCTTACTTCTAATCCAGACGATAGATATTCAGTTAGTTCTTGCTGTGTAGTTGGGTAATCGACACTTACTTCATAGATGTTAACCTCGCAGTTTTTAACCTGCGGAAAGTCTAACGGAAGTGCTTGAATAGGTGTTACACCTACTTTTTTAAATGCGTTTACCTGAAAACGCTCAAGCATTGCCTTTAGCTTTGCTTCTTGTTCACTATTGAAATTGCCTGCAACTTTAACACGAAAATCGTATTTTTTTTGCAAAGCACTTTCTTGAAGGTATTCTTTGAAGTTTTTCATAGTATATTATTTATTCAAATGACAGTGTTTTACCACTCTCTTCCTTTGGCAATGTAGTCTTCGTATTTAGCCTGTTCTGCTACTAATAAATCTTGCCATTTTCCCTGGGGGTAACGACCGGTCATCCTAGGCCATCCTTGATTTTTATAGAACTCTTTTAGATTTTCTACATAATTGTGAAATACTACGGCATCAAACGCTTTCTTATCTTCTTTACATACAATATCCATAACCAGATGATATCGTATAGTTTTGCCCTTGTTAATTGTTCCATGAGGAATAAAGGGATTCGAGTCGTAGATTGTATTTTCTTCTAAAGTTATTAACTTACGCTCGTTATCGATATAAGAGACCCAATAGCATTCTTCATTAACTGCCACTGGAATAATAAGTCTGTGACTAAATCTAAATTTATTTTCGTAACCGTCTGTATGTTCGCCAACATTTGCATTTGGTTTTAATCTGATTATAGAGGATGTTACGATTTTACAGTCAAACTTTTTTTCTATGTTTTCGTGTATGTTTTTCATGGTATCTACAAGTTCAGGAAACTCTGAAAAACTTTCGTATCTATTCATTGTATGAAATATGTAATCTTCTGTAAAAGGTGAAACTACAAACCATAGGCTTGGCGCCGATGCCCATACAAATGGAGAAAACATTGGGCGCTGATCCCATGCCCAGTGTTTCTCATCTACATCGCCTATTAAATTTTTTAGAGCAGATACATCTATCTTACCTAACTCTTGTAAGGTTCCGTATATAAACATCTTACTTGTTTAAATTTTTTAATTTTTCTAAGATACTATTACGATCGGTTAATATGTAACCTTCGCCTTCGACTGTGTCAGTGTTGCCGCCATTCTTTTTATCTATAGCTAACTTTTTTAACTGTAAATCGACCATTTTTAACTTTTTATCAATTTTATTTGTTTTTGCAACAATGGCTGCGTTCATCATCTGTGCCGCTACTTCAAACATACGGGCGCCGTATCTTGCATCTACATTCATACCTAGATCCATTAGATCGTCGTAGGCTTGTTCTGCTTTGCTGGCCAGAGCATCTAACTCACTGTCGGCCATATCACCTAACCCGTTTACCTTGGGCAAGGCGGCAGCAATTTTATCAAATTCTTCTAATTTTTCTTGTAGGTTGATTACAGGTTGCTGTGCTACATTATCTGCAGGGATTGGTTCCACAACTTCGTCGTGTGGTAGATTAAAAACTTCTTCTAATTTTTTAGTCATAATGTTACTTATCGCTTTTTACCTGGATTATGGAAAATATCATTCTCGTTTATTACACGAAATTTGATGCCGCGCTGTCTACACCATGCTGTTGCCGCCTCCCACTTGGCCATGTTTTTTACAAACTGGGCTTGATCGTAGGGATTTTTACCAACCTTCTCTAATATTTGTTGTTTAGCAGGTTTAATTTCAACAATTTCTACATGCGCCTTTTGATTGCGATCTATATACTTGATTAAAAAGTCAGGAACATAAACTGTCTGCTTGCCGGTTAGAGGATCTCGATAAGGTATTTTTATTGGTTCACTAGCCCATTCTTGTATTCCGGGATTATTGTCACAGAACATCATGAATGTATGTTCCCAACCACTACGGTAAACCGGTTGTTTTGTTCCTATGTATTTTTCAGGATTTTTAACTTTGTAAATATCCTTGGCAAATTTTAAACTCATGCTACAATGTTTCTTGCTATTGGTTCAAATGCTGTATTTTTTGAAGTAGTTCCTAGGTAACTTGTTTTGTATCTGTTGTAATTTAAAATTTCGTTAACCACGCCAGATAGTTTAAAACTATCCATGGTCTTTAATGTACCTAGTACCTCCATTGGATTATATCCATCAGTTGATGCTTGTTTAATAAATGTTGTGGCCAACATTTCAGCAGATACTTTATCAAATCCCTTACCTTCAAAAAATCCCTTCATTAAGTTGAAAGTATTTGTTTCTAGCGCCAGTGGTTTTTCGTATGCGTTAGAATATGCTACAGCAGCCGGGGCAGAACTATTACTTGGTAAATTATTATACATTTTATCTCTTTAGTACAAGTCTAATAGGACCCGCATTTACTATGGCTCTAGTATGCAATCCTCCGTATCCGTACCACACATCGACACTGCCGAGTCCAAAGCTAGGCGGACGAAACGAAGTTAGTCCCCAGGTGCCTGCACCTATGGGTCTTGGCGGGCGTACCACAGGAAGTTGCGTACTCATTTTATCCATTTGACTTGAAGATAGTCCTACAGGTTGAGGAGTAGGATATGTTGGAATAACAGTTGAAATTTTTATATCAGCAGGAGGTGCATAACCGTTTGGAAGATTAGTATCTGTATCATACCAGTCTGCGGCAAACGCTAGTTCTGCTTTTTCTGACTGTGTAATTATGCCTTGATAATAGGCAACACTATCATAGACTATTGTCATTTTATTCTGAAGAACTTTTGTACCCGCACTTTGATCTAGAGAGTCGTGATCCCATTGACTAATAATAGGATTTGAAATACTGTACTGACTAAAATTTCCTTGATGTAACACATAGATATTAATAGCCTTAAAGAACTGTTTATTCTTTTCAGGAGCAGGTGCATAGCCGTAAGAAGTTGCAGATTGATACTTTGTATCGCCATCGAATTCTTTATTAAAGTTGCCTGCATTATTATATCTCGAATCGGCATAATAATAAGTCATATAATTACGCCAGAGACTACTGGTTATTTCGCTATTATCATCGTGAAAGTCAATTGTGATAGGATCATAGGTTAACTTTGTCTGAATGTTAGCTTTCCTGTTGTATTGATTAACTGTTTGTGTAGCAACCTTAAATTTTGGCAGATCAACTTTCTTTGCTAAAAATCCTAAGTCATTTCTTACCTCTGGTGAAATAGAAACATTAACTTGATCAGCAAAAACAAAATCAACAAAATAAATGAATCCAAGTTTTGGCAACCTGGTCATTCTATTACCGTCTTGGTATAGACCAGTTGCGTGTGCATAACTCTTATAAGTTCGCTTAACGCCGTTTATAGCAGGTGCACCGGATAGAAAATTTTGAAAAGGATTGCTCATAGCATTATTTATGTCATAAAAAAGCCCGGTATAAAACCGGGCTTCTCCGTGCTAGTGTATGTTAACTACCGATGGCTGTTGTACCTACAGTTCTACCAACTGGAGTACCTAGGCCGATTAATCCACCGTTGATACCGACTGTTTGGATTGCGTTATCGTAACATAGTGTAAGTTCAATATTCATTGACTCGTTACTCTTACTATAATCGCCACCATCATAACTTACGGCCTTGATCCAGCAACCTTGTAGTTCAAATGTTTCTAATGGAACAGGAGCGTAGCCACCGTTACCACCGTCTAACAATTCAATATAGGTTGTGAATTTATAATCTAAACCAGAGGCAGCACTTGCTTGTTCGAAGAAATCGAACTGCTTCTGCATTTGCTCTCCGACCTTGTTTGTTACAAGGTTGGTCATATCATCACGTAGCTTTAGCTTAATATCTTCCCACTTTGGTTTACCAGCTAGTTTTACAATGCTGTTATAAACATGTAGGTCAATTTGTTCAAAACTTGGCTTCGGGCGATCTACTGTAACGACCTGTTTTGTCAGTTCGGTTGCAGGAGCGCCGCCTACACCAAAGTCGACTAGCGTAACGCGGAAGCGATACGGTAGTTTTGGCATTAGCAAGCCTTGGTTGCTTGCACTTTGATCTGTAGCTAGTGGTACAGAAAATCTTGATAAACTTGCGATTGGCATTTAATGCTCCTTATTTGTTCATGGCTGCAATAGCGCCAGTGTTCATTATGCGTAAAGGAATGTAGATAAACTCTACAGCCTTCACTGGTTCGATTGCAATATCAACCCATAGTTCACTGCGATCAATCCTTGCAGGAGTGTTGTTTGTGCTATCGCAAACAGTTAAGAAGTCGTACAGAGCTCTTTGACTTACTAATTCACTTAGTAATGCGTCAACTGCACTCTTAACTTCGTGGCGTGTTTGTGCATCATTTGGTTCAAACAAGAACGGTTTGACTAATATTGCAAGCTGGTATCGTAGATGCGCTACCAGTCTGCTAACATTGATACGATCTAATGCACTGGCTACATGAGCACGAGTATATTGACCCATGTTAACTATACCTACGCCCGGTAGTGTTGCAATTGGGTTAATCTTAACACCGGCTAACACATCGCGTAGACCTTGGTGTAGGCTAGCTGTTTTAAACTCGCCTGTTACGCCATCAACATAACCAACAGAACTAACGTTATCAACTACACCGCGTCGTGTTCCTGCTGGAGCAAACCATGGGTAGCTCTTATTGTCACTATTCAAGATTGTGCGTAGCATTGCATGACTTGGTGGAACAACAATTGCGTTACCTAAGTTATCATTTGTATAACCGCTTGGGTAGAACATTGCTAGACCGGTATCATATGTAACTGCGGCAGTGTCATTGTTGTCTACTGCTGTTGCAGTATTCATACCGTAGTTAGTTAATGCTGTACCATTTGCAGGTAGACGGAAAGGAGTGTCACCTAAGACAATGGCTGTTAGGCCTCGGTCTGTGTTAAACTCAACCATGTTCTGCATAAGTTCAGGATATCCTGGGCAAGTAATTAAATTGAACACTAGGGTATCTGTATCGCGAATAGCTGTGTTTGCTGTTACTAGTCCTTTTAGAGCATGAACAACTACACTGCGTTGCGCTAAACGACCAAACTGGCCTGCACCATCGTCGGCGTTAGGACTTGCTGTTACCCAACGGCCTGGCATGTAATCAACCATGCTTTCGTTGTTATAACGAGCATTTTCACTTAATGTGTCAATATAGTTTGCGTGGAATTTTTTAACATTATTACCGCTACGACGTGTATTGAATAATCTTGTTCCACGAGGATATAGACGAGGATTTGGACAATCAGGATCTACATAATCGCTGGCTAGAAGATTTGCAATATCTGCTTTCATATCGTCGGCACCGGTTAGGCCCCAACGAGCATCAGCAAATACCCAACCATCGGGACTTGTGCTATCGGTAACATCAACTAGGTTAAACTGGTTTCCGTCATAGACATAGATGTTACGACCGTACTGATCTGGATTACTTGTATCGATCCAGATATCACCGTTTGCTAGGGCAGTAGCACCATCTTGTTGTGTAGTTGGTTTGCTTGCACTGATTGTAGGACCTAATGGATCTGTACTAGGAAATGCTGTTAGGTAACCTACCCAGCTTGTTCCGTTGTTGTACATGATGTCTGCATCTAGATTATTATCAAACCATAGTTGACCGTCATCTGGCGATGTTGTAGGAGCAGTTGCAAGTGCTTCAAATACTAAAGGTTTCCAGTTAGATGCAACATAGTCGTAGCTACTACCTGCTGGTGCCATATATAAGTTTGCAACAGCATCGCCGACAAGTCCAATGTCAATCATTGGTTGATTTTGTGTTTGTTCAAACTCAATTTCACCGCCTAGCTCATGAGTAATAGTTAGTCTGTTCAGACTAGGTTCCCATGTAGCTTTGGTATACTCTAAATTAGCTTGAGCACTAATTTGTTCAGCAATCATTTGTCCTAGCGGAACAGATGATGCACTGCCATTAATGCTTACTGGGCTACTCCAGCTTCCGCCACTGTCTGTTTCTCTAATGTTAATTGCCCAGTTTTGGTTATAAGCACCTGAATTAGAAATAGTAATTGTTGTTGGACTAGACTTATAACGGATATACGCCTTGAATCCTGCGCTATTTTGTTGTTCTGTATCGTAGACAACTGCTAAAGAACCAGGTTCAATGCTTCTTCCGCCTGTTGCGCCGTCAAGTTCGCTAATTGCTTCTTGTGTGCTAGAAAATAAAGGAGCACTTACACGGTTCCAACTATCTGCAGATGAACTGTAAACTCGGAAGTCCCAATCTGCACCTTTGCCAGGAGTTGTTGTTTTAATCCAAACACTACCTGTAGCAGCATTTAATCCTAGACTTGTGTAGTCAGGATACTCATAATGCGGACTTAGACGAACTTTTTTGCCGCCGTCAAAGTTGTCATTGACTCTTACCCATCCTAGGCTAGCAGACTTATAATATACACCCTGCCATCCGTTTGCGTTGTTGTCGCTGGTAACTACAACTAGGTAATCACCTACGTGACCGTGTTCTGTGTTTGGTAAGTTAGTATTTTGATTAAAGTCTGTATCAAAATTAGAATTATCAATGAGTAGAGGAGTCTTATTGGTAAATTTACCAGTACTTGCGTTCCATTCTTGTATTCCAAATGTGCTATCTGCTGTAACTAGCCAGTATGTACCGTTTACAGGCATGCCGCCGGGCGTTTCTGCGTTAGGTACTAGTTTGCTTGTATCAACATCTGCACGAACAACATAGGCCTTTGAACTTACGCCTAGTGCGCTGTATGCAGCCTGTAGGCCGTATTCGTTTAGTTCGCCGCCGTGTACAGGATTGCCTTCTGCATCTGTCTCAAAGTACGGTACACCAAATGTATCTGATAGATCTCGTTGGCTTGTAATTACCCAAACTTTGCCTGCATTTGCGGCTGTTGTTCCTTGTGCTGTTCCTGTGCCTGATCCGTTTGCTTTATCTTGGCCTGTAGCCACAAAGATCATCGGAACTGTTCCAGCGCCAGCAGGAGTATAGAAACTCTCGTCTATTACTGATATGCTTACGCCTGGTGATTGTAAAGTTGCCATATTTTAACTCCTTGGAGGATTCACTTTGATATATTTAGCCGGAGGTGGTAAAAAATGCCGGTTAAATACAAGGAGAAAAGGGCATAAAAAGGGCGGGTTTTGAGAAGATTGTGTAAAAAATGTAATAAGAGACCAGTAGCGGTTAATTACCTTAAAGAAGGTAAGACTTATTATAGATCTGTTTGCGACCACTGTGCCAGAGACAGGCACGATGGCAATCCGTTATGGGCACTAAAAGGATACGCTAAAAAATCTGTTTGCGATAAGTGTGGTTACAAATCACAACATGCCGAAGTGTTCAATGTGTTTCACGTCGATGGAAATTTAACAAATTGTAGATATACAAATCTAAAAACAGTTTGTGCTAACTGTCAGCGGACCTTGCAAAAGGATGGTGTCCGCTGGAAACAAGGAGATTTAAAACCTGATTTTTAAATTAGATCAAGTACTACCTGCACCTCGGTAGATAGTTCTTGCGGTAGTAAATTTCTAATCTGTGTAAACAAGTCGTCTATTGTACTGTCGTTATTGACAATGTGATCAATATCTCCACCAACCCATGCGGTTTCGCTGGCGTGTATACCTAGCTTTTTAATACGCTCAGAACTTAACATCCAACTCATGTTAGTCTTACCCGCGTTCATGTTAACAGCATCTTGATACCATTCAGGGTCAGGGCCTCGCTTGATACGAACAACAAGTCCGCCTGCGTTATGTATGGCCTTAATTTCGTTTGGAAATCTAACATCGCTGATAACAATATTATCTGTGGTTTTACGCATTTTGTTTTCAACACTAGCAATCCAAATATCGTCGTGAAATCCTTTACGACATACTTCTGTGCCCCACCGTTGTAGCACCCAACGAGGGGTTAGTTCAGGAATATCTAATCTGTCTGCCCACCATTGATCTACTTGTTCACGCCATTCCCTAGCTTCTTTAGTACGGCCTTCCAAGAGAACGCGGTCCCAACCAAATACGGCTGCAACCGCGTCTTTAAGTGTGTTAGCAAAACTGTCTCGTCTAAACCCGTGAAAATTAACCAAATAGTCTGCGGCTGTATCTTTGCCGCTGCCAATAAATCCGACGAAACCAATAATCATAGCATCTCCCTAGCGATACTATAATTTATTATCTTTATGTTGTGATGTCAACAATTTATTAAGATTTTTTTCTAAAATGGACAACTTTTAAATCAGGGTCAGTTGGCGAGCTAGTCTCTGCTGCAGGGGAAAAATAATCCGGATACGGATCTGGAAACATATCAATAATATTCACCACTATGAATCCGCAATCTTCTGCAATCGGAGCTATGAGTTTATGAACGGGACTGTGTATTGTAATAAAAATATCAACATCGTCTGTGGTATAATTTCCAATGTTTTTAAAAAATTCTTTATGTGTTCTTAGGTCTGAATCCCACGTGGTTCTTGCATACAGCAAAAGATGATCAGGCGACCAACTTATCAAAGGAGCATTTTTTACCATTACCGGGTCTGGGTCTATGGAATTAGGAGGATTTCCTACAACCAAGTCCCATTTTCTATTTGCAGATATTCCTTCAATGGTAAAAGAAGTATGTGCATTTACACAATCTGCTAACCCTAGATCTTCGGCGTTTCTTAAACACCAAGCCGCTGATTTAGGGTGCATATCCGAGAACTCTAGGGTCTTACATATACCAGCAGTTATTAGTTCAAATCCGATTTCGCCGTGTCCAGCACACCATTCAAATGCATTTGTATATTTTTTATTGCCTATTGCTTTTAAAAAATACTTTTTATGAACTTGTCCCCCACCTTGAAGCCATACTGGTACTGTAATAGTCTTTCCAGAAATTAAGGTAGTGCTTATAATCTTTAATACATCGTTAGGAAGACCTGCAAGGTCTTCGATCTTGCCATAAAAGTCCATAGTTAACCTATTACAAATGTAAGAGGCTGTCCGCCATCTTTATAGTTTACTAAATCTGATTCTAATGTTTCTATTTCAGCCTTGCCTTCGCCTTTTAAGGCCTGGCCATTTAGACTGGTGCTTCCTTGTGGACTTGCAATACTGTTAAATTTTTCTCGTGCCTCACCTAGCATTATCTTACAGGTAGCTAATGTGTAATCTCGGAGCCACTGTCCGCATTGAGGATCTTGTAGAAGATTAAAGTCGGGACGATAGTTATGCAACCATAGTAAGAGTTCTTCTTCTGCTCTAGGGCGTTGCATGATTGTAAGAACCTTAGTGGTCTTGTTAAAAGTAAAGTTAATGTCGCTACCAAACATTTTGCCGACCTGCTTTTGATAGCTAGCAAAGGCATAATAAGTAGCTAAGCCGCCCATGTTTGTGCTGGCCAACAAGTAGGTGTTAGAATAGGCTAGGTTAAATGGTTCAAACAGCGTACCACCTTCGCCGCCACCTGATCTACTGCCTATACTACGACGGAACAATTGACGCACATTCATAACTTCTTTAGGAAGTACGTATTCGTTGATGTCTGTCTGTATTGTTAAAAACCCAAAACTTTCTTCTACGCTATTGCTACTGCGCTGTCTAAACTTGTTTAGGGCACGATCTATAGCAGTATTATAGTGTACAGGGTCGAGTTCAACATCGATCATACCAGAACCAAGCATAGTCTGGCAGTATTCGATAACTTTTTGGCGTTCTTGTTCGTTCTCAGTCATATCGATATTTAGCAATAAATACAAGACTATGCCACGCTTATCACTTTACCGTCCTGAAAAGGGCAACGATTTTAGGTTTCTAGACCGTACAATAAACGAACAGTTTCAGGTCGGCGGAACTGATATTTTTATTCACAAATATGCTGGAACAGTTGCGCCCGCTGATGGTGAAAGTACTCCTACAACACCCAACAATTCAACAAATTCTATACCAGAACTAGGTATACAAGATGTATTATTCATGGAAAACCGTGATAGAATTTACGAGCCCGATGTCTATGTACTAAGAGGCATATATCAAATGCAAGACTTAGATTTTAATTTAAGTCAATTTGGACTATTCTTAAGTAATGATAACATCATGTTACACTTTCATTTAAGAGGATGTGTAGATACAATTGGTCGTAAAATTATGCCAGGTGATGTTTTTGAACTACCTCATTTAAAAGACGAATATGCACTCGACGATAGTATAGTAGCACTAAAAAGATTTTATGTAGTAACTGATGTAAGCCGCCCTACTAATGGATTCAGTCAAACTTGGTATCCTCACCTATTAAGGGCCAAATGTCAACCGTTGGTAGATAGTCAAGAATTTAAACAAATACTCGATGCAGATAGCGGAGCAGGTGACGGTAGTACTCTGCGTGATATGTTGTCAACATATAAGAAAAGTATTGATATTAATAATCAAATTATTGAACAGGCAAATCAGGATGCTCCTTTAAGCGGCTACGATGAAACACACCTTTATGTAATACCTACAGACAAAGTAGGCCTAGTAGATTATGCTGCGGCCAGCGACGACCTAACGGATATCAGTGCAGATATAGATGCTAAAATGGATGCAACATTTGTACTAAACACCCCTAGCAAAAATATGTATGTAGGCATTGATAGCGGCAACGGAACACCTCCTAACGGAATGAAGTTTGGTAGTGGCATTGCATTTCCTAGCAATCCTGTTAAGGGACAATTTTATCTAAGAACAGATTATCTACCTAACGCATTGTTTAGATATGATAGTAAGCGATGGGTTATGTACGAACAGGGTGTACGCATGACCATGAACGAATTTGGACAACAAGATGTAGCAACAGGCACAGCATTTACAGGTGATGCTGTAAGGCAAACACAAAAGGCTGGGTTTGTAAACAATGCAACAACATCAACAATTGGCGGTAAGGTTGTTACAGAACGCCAAGCACTTAGTAAGGCGCTAAAACCAAGGGCAGATAATTAATGGACTATTTTTACGACGGTCAAATACGACGATACCTAACACAGTTCATGCGTGTAATGAGTAACTTTAGTTACAAAGATGGTGGCGGACGAATTACTCAGGTTCCTGTTATGTACGGAGACCCTAATCGCCAAGCATCGGCTATTCTTAAAAAGAACAGCGAGAACACAGTACCTAGCGCACCGTTTATAGCCTGCTATATTAAGGCACTTGACTACGAGCAAGCCAGACTACAAGACCC